TCATCTACGTCAGCTTGCAATTCATTTAAGAATCGCCCAATGGGGGTTTCCGGTTCGGCTATAGATTCTTGGTAGTCGTCTCGAACTGCTACATAACGATCTACGAGAGCTTGGTCTGTATCCGTTATTGTAAGTGCATCATTGGCTTCCAGACCTAGGGATCGTTGAGTAGTTGTTGCTAGTTGTATACCTACATCATAGAACTCATCGTTAGTTAGCAGCGCGTCCCTCGATATGGTGTCTTTGCCAGCAAAAATTCTATCTAGGTAACTGTCTATGTCTTGCCCGATAAGGGCGTAAGAAGGATCATCTTTGTCCAGTGTGGGCCGAGTTACCGTGCTTTCTCCAGACTCTACTTGGGTGAGCATCCCCTGTTGGATAGAGTTAAGCAGGCCTAGTGCAGCGTCTTGCAAACTTTGCGTTAATATCTGCTGCGCGCCCGTCTGGAAACTTTCGGCTGACTCGCGTGCAAATTTACCCACCCACGCTGCACTGGGGCTGGCGTCGAACCCATAATCTGCTAAGAATGCTGTGCGACTCGGATTAGGATCTGTATCGCCTCCTCTATTTAACTCCCAAAACTCTAACTCCTGCGGGGATATTTGGCCGTCCCCATCTAGATCAGCCGAAGCGGCTGTTGCGGCAGTAGCACTCGTACCGTCAGCAAAGCGCATTATTCCGTTCTCTTTCTCCCAAGCCTCTGTATATTCAACCATTTCGGCTTCGTCTAAAGACCCATCTCTATTAGCGTCATACTCTTGAGCGAGAGGACTAAGCTCCACCAATAGGTTTGGCATTACGAAGTAGTCGTAAAACGACCCGCCGTACGCATCAACATACGCGTTAGCTCGCTGCTGTGCATCTTTAACTGCTTGCATGTGCTCCAGCAACGCAAGTCCTCGTGCGTCCATAAGAGTTAGGGGAGTTTCATTGCCTGAGCCTGCAGCAAGGTATATGGCTGCTAGAGGCTCTAAATCTACTTTAAATTCAGGTCTTGGAGTACTTCCATACCCACTAAGATCATCTAGTCCCGCTGGTATACCGAGCGAGTCATAGAAAGTTTCCATTACCGTATTTAGTACCGCGCCACTTACAGCATTACTTGCGGTACTTAGTATTGCTTCTATAACATCAATATCGCCGGTTTCCGCCGCTGCTATAAGTGCGGCTTCCGTTTCTTCTTCTTCTGTATCAGGGACAGGAAAACCCCAGTTCCCATAAAAACTATCGGATGCTGAACCATCTTCATAAGGGCTTCTAGATGTGCCTGATGTTTCTGTTTCTATAGCGTCAAGATCTTCCTGAGTGATTCTGGGGATAGTGTCAATATCAAATCCTCCAGCAGATATGTACGCGTCGTACTCACTAGGGCTAAGGTAGCCGTCACCGTCAGCGTCGTAATCAGGCCATAAGATTATATTACCGGCGTCAAAAACATTTCCAAGAGATATAGACATATCAGTTTGCTATTAGCACCCCCTCAAATGAGGCACCGACGACTACGTTGGTAGTATCGGAGCTGGCTCGGCATTCCATATCCGTTTTCTCTGCAATGCTGAACGGGTAATGAAAAGGCAATACAAGCAAATTACTCTGTACTGTCTGTATGATCTTTGTGCGAAACGTGTTTGAGCCAAAGTCTCTAGTCACGAACTTAGCGGTTACGTTCTTGTTAGCGATAGCGATAGCTGCTGTAAACGTAACATCGTCAAGAAATAACGTGAACCCTGCAGGAACTGTATACACTGACATCTGACTTTGGTTGTCGCCTTGTACTATATTCCCGTACGTTATTCCGGTAGGTACCCCACTAGTAACCCCACTATTAGCGACATAGATCGTACCTGCAGCAGTGCCGCCTGATCCTGAAGTAGCAACAAATATGCGGTTAACCCGCAACCAACCAGAAGCATCGCCAATCTGCACTTGAGTCTGCCCGTTCATGCTGACGGTTACGGTCTGAGCTGCGTAGTTCTCGTCTACCCCCTCAACGGTTACGGTCTGTGCACCCGTACCTGCACTAGTATCTGCTGCACTAGAGCTACTAATAAACGCAGTAAATGCAGCCGTGGGCCAAGGATAATCACCCCCAGTGCTCCATATCGTTTCTTCTGCGCTATCGATGTCTGGATTGGTACCGAACTTGTACAACGTAGAAGCACCAGCGATCTGGCCTTTAGCTACTTGTAACTCGTATGGTTCTTGGACTGCCATAGCGTTTCTCAGCGCGTTGTCTAGTTGGTTAAAGTATATCCGTAGTACGTTGTTGAACTGCTCAAACGACTCTTGGTTGTACACTTGAGGCGCATACGGCAGAGCTGGGGCACGGAACGGAACATTGTATACTGTGTTATCGCCAGCCACTACCGTCTCCCATCAGGCCGCATATCCAACCTCGGAGACCCCAACTGCCACGTAACACCTGCTTCCGTAGATTCTATCTTCATGGTCATCTGTCGCCCACGTACCCGAGTATTAAGTTGCTCTGTAAACTTCTCTATCGGTAGCACAGCGGATCGGGTAATTGTACCGTTGTTTGAGCCACCCACTGACGCAGGTGAATTGTACCCAGAGCCAGAGTTCTGCATGGGCAATAACGTCATAACGGCGCTCGGGCTTTCTATTGTAGATCCGTCAAACGTGATATCAGGAAGTACGCGCCAAATGAAGTTGAATTGATGTCCGTCATCTAGATCGAACTCAGCGGTAGAAGCATACGCGTGTATAGGCGTGCTTGCTCCTAATTCGTTATCATCAACGCCTTCTTCCTGATTCACGAGATTGTTGCTATAAGTTGCAGCTAGTGGGTAGTCTCGCAAACCCGAATCCAACCATGCAGTGCGATCCATCGTGCCATAGTACCAAATGTTATCCAGATAGTTATACACAACATACCGATCAGCAGTATCGGACTCAGCCGAGCAGTAAAACCACCAAACTTCATGGTATGCCTCTACAGTGCCCGAAAACACTTGGCGATACTGGGCGGTGTTAAAATCGTTAAATACAAACTTTCGGAGGTTACAGGGCAGTGGTTGCGTGCGCCCGTCGTACATATAGAACTTGTCAATACCCATCCAGAAGGCAACACCATTGGCGTATGCTACGGCGTTTTGAGATGCTATAGAGATGTTTTCACCGACTAGTTGTGCCCCCCATACCACTGGAGCACCGACGTACTGGAGGGCATACAGGGCTGAATCAGACCATACTAGGACTTCCTGACGGGCTTGTTTGGCCGCTATAATCTCTGCCCCACGCGATAACTGTAGGCTACCTGCTTGGTTTGTTGCCGCAGGAGTCCACTGAGTAGCGTTTTCTTGGTCTGACCAGCGGATCAACATCGGGTTTTTAGTAGCACTGGCTAGGTCATTACAACCAAAACAGAACACAAAACGGCTAATATCCGACACTAAAATAAGGTCTTGTACGCTCGGTACGTTTGCTCCTACAGGGGCTATTGAGGCCAATGTGACGCCCCTAGAAGTAAGCCCTGCCGTAGCATCCCAAAAGTATATGTCCCCACCACGAGGCGCAAAAATAAGATCTTCCCCAAAGTTAGCTTGTGACCATAATCGGATTTGGACATCAGATGGAACGCCAACACCCCATGCACCCGCACTCCAAGGCCCAGCACCCCAACCTGTTAAAGGCGTTACTGAAGCAGCCCCAGTGTTAATTTGATAAGCTGCGGTCACTGTACCACCGCCAGTAGCACTAGAAGAAGCGTTACTAGAAGCTGTTATAAAGTACGTATTTGTTGCAGTGGTGTCGATTGTAAGCTGGTATTCCCCGTTTAAAGTAAGTCCCCCAACGGCAGATGCACCTGAAAAAGTGACGAAATCGCCTGATATGTAGCCCCCATTAGCGTCTACAACGCTGACCGTAGGAGATCCACTAGTGGTAGTAAACGGGTTAGTCAGGGTAACTGTCGCCCGTAACGGGGTAATATCGCTGTAGGCACCGCCATTCTCGATGTAGAACTTAAGGTTAGTCCCGACGCCAATTAGGTTTTGACTGCCAAGCGTTACCCAGTTCCACAAGGATCGACAGACACCCAAAAACGTAGCCGCAGATATACGCTGCCACCCACCAATCTTCTCCGGTGTGCCCTGCCTGAACCGTATTTTGTCGGATTCGTACCATCCACCTTCACTGGTGTAACGAGTATTTTCCCGATTAACCCCCGGTTTTAACGCTAGTTTCTGTAGTGGCATAAGGAACCCATCACATTGTCTCGCCAAATACCGGCGGTAGG